ACGAAGAAGAGAAATGCAAAAACTCCCTAGTCAGCAAAAACACCTTAGAGATTGTGGTCAGCTTGTCACAATTAAAGGATTTGACGCTTACCTACAATACAGAGGTAGTCAGGACTGGAAGAAAGAAATGGAAAAAAGCAAGAAAATGAGGTCAGTTGGATGAAGCTATTAGACAAAATCACAAAATGGTTTTTCAACACAACGAAAATCGAAGTCAACACCGACTGGAGATTGGTTGCATTGGATTTGAACCGTGAATTGATTGAGAAACAAAAAGAAAACCAAATATTATACCAGCGCATAGCTGACCTGGAAAAATTATTAGGAGTTTAACATGAAATACTTTATACCAAAAATTGACATTGAATGTGAAAGTTTTGAAGAAACTGCAACATCATTTTATACATACCCAAGACATGAATACCACTTTAAAAACGGTTTTGGTGCAAGTGTTATTCACAATCCTTACTCGTACGGTTTAGAGTTAGCAGTATTAAAACATAACAACAAAACTGAAGAATGGAATCTTACATATGATACAAAAATTACAGATGACGTTGTAAGGTACATTGACGGCAAGGACGAATTGGAAAAACTCTTAATTAATATTTCACAACTAGAAAAGGAAAATTAACATGACAGAACCAACTTTAGCAAGCCAATTCCTTGGAATTGCAACAACTATGATTAGTTTGTTCATTGTATTGTCACTGATTGCATACGGTGAACAAAAAGCAAAAGACAAGATACATAAGCAGCAAGAACATGACAAGATGATTATTGAAGTCTACCAACAAGGCAGAAACCAATTCAATAATATCGCACGCATGAACATTCGTAATTGTGACCGTAAGTTTACGTTTGACGTACAACCACCTGTCGGTCTATCAAAGAAGCAAAAGCAAGGAGCGTAAAATGGTACGAAATAAATTAACTGATTTAACAAATACGCTCTTTGCTCAACTAGAAACATTGGACGATAGGGATCTTACAGCAGATGAACTTAAAATTGAGCTGCAGCGTTCTAAACAGATGGTCGCTATTTCAGGTCAAATCTTACAAGCAGGACAGCTCGCTCTGGATGCTGAGAAGTTCAAGGATAAGGTAGGTGAGGTCAATGCCCCGATCGCTCTGCTGGAAGGATGAATACACAGAATACATGCATGAAATTTGCCCTGGCAGATTAACACCAGAAGTAACTAGGCTGCTAAATGAGAAATTTGGAACGAACTATACTAAGACTCAAATTGGTGGTGTTCGTAAACGTCTTGGTTTACCAGTTGGAAATGTGTTCAAAAACAAGTTGCTGAATAAGGAACAACATGATTATTTTTCGAACAACCAACAAGGGAAGTCGGCCCAGGTAATGGCGGATGAAATGAACGAAAAATTCGGATTATCACTAACTAAAAAACAGATTAGAAATTATCGAAGAAACAATAATCTGTATAGCGGTTTGACAGGAAGATTCGAGAAAGGTCAGATTCCGTTCAATAAAGGAAAGAAATTTCCTAACAGACCAAGAAATAGTGGTCAGTTCAAGAAAGGAAACAAACCTCCGAATTACTTACCCATCGGAACTATTAATTTCACAACGGATGGATATCCAAAGGAGAAGATAGCAGATCCTAATAAATGGGTATTGAAGCATCGTAAAGTTTGGGAAGATAATTTCGGGCCAATCCCAAAAGGTCACTCGGTCTGTTTCCTGGATGGAGATAAGACTAATTACGATATATCTAACCTCATTCTTTTATCGAATGAAGAACTTGCTCGAATGAATCAGAATAATTACTTTAGCACGGATCCAGAATTGACCAAGCTAGGAGCTGGTATCACAAAATTAAGTAGAAAAATAAAACAACAGGAGTAACAAATGGTAACAATCAACAAACTAGAAATTGAAAACGTCAAGCGCGTTAAAGCGGTTAAATTAGAGCCGTCAGCAACTGGTTTGACAATTGTCGGTGGAAATAACAACCAGGGGAAAACAAGTGTGCTAGATGCGATTGCTTGGGCGCTAGGTGGCAACAAGTTCAAACCTAGCCAAGCGCAACGTGAAGGCAGCACAATTCCGCCTAGCTTAAAAATTACACTATCAAACGGCTTGATCGTAGAGCGTAGCGGTAAGAACAGCACTCTCAAAGTGATTGATCCAAGCGGTAACAAAGCCGGTCAGAACTTACTTGATAGCTTCGTAGAAGAGTTGGCTATCAACTTGCCAAAATTCATGGAACAGACCAGCAAAGAAAAAGCAAAAACTTTGCTACAAATCATCGGAGTTGGTCCACAACTTGCCGAACTTGAAATGCAAGAGAAATCCAAGTATGACGAACGTCATGCGATTGGTGTAATCGCTGACCAAAAAGAAAAGTTTGCTAAAGAGCAACCTTACTACCCAGATGCGCCGAAGGAGCTTGTTTCAATTGCTGAACTAATTCAACAACAACAAGAAATTCTTGCAAAGAATGGTGAGAACGCCCGCAAGCGTCAAAACCTCGCGAAGATTGAAAACGACTATCAAGGGGCGCTTGCAGACGTTGAACGACTTAGCAAAATGTTAGAAGAAGCTCAAGAGAAAGAGCAAGGGTTGGCGCAAGACCTTGATATTGCACGCAAAGATACGCAAGATTTGATTGATGAATCAACACAAGAGATTGAAGACAGTATCGCAAATATCGAGCAGATCAACCTTAAAGTTCGAGCGAATTTTGACAAAGACAAGGCGGAAGAAGACGCGAAAGTTTATCGTGAACAATACCGCGAATTAGACCTTGTTATTGAAGGAATCCGCAAGCAAAAAACAGACTTACTCACAAACGCGGACTTACCACTTCCGGGCTTATCCGTGGATGATGGCGAACTCTTATACCTCGGTCAACGTTGGGATAATATGAGCGGTTCGCAACAATTACAAGTCGCGACGGCTATTGTCCGTAAGCTCAAGCCTGAATGTGGGTTCGTGCTTATCGATAAACTCGAGCAGATGGACCATATCACGCTTACTGAATTTGGGGCATGGCTAGAACAAGAAGGCTTACAAGCTATCGCGACAAGAGTTTCAACGGGTGGTGAATGCTCAGTTATCATCGAGGACGGGTATAGTATTAAACCTGATAGTTTTGAAAATGGGCTTTTAAATGGGGCAATGAATGGCGCACAAGAAACAGTCGCGCCAACTTGGCAAAACGGATTTTAATTAAAGAAAGAAGGAAAACAACATGAAATACACAGACAAATTCGCAGTATTAAGACATAAAGAAACAGGAGCTTTTATAAACGAGTATAAAAGCAAAAAAGGAACGTTTGCTTACTCTGTTGGATATACAGATGATCTTAGACACGCTGCAAAAAATGAACTCAAGGCAATCGAAGACCAAAAAGAAGAATTTGAAAAATTAGCAAACGCGCTCGATTGTGAAATTTTAGTCGTCGAAGCAGAGTACACACTAAAAACGCTAGACGGCAACGAACCGGAAGACTTGACAGAATCGATTGAAGAAGCTAAAAAAGAAACCTTTAAAAATCTTCTTGAAATGTTAGTAAAAAGTAGCGTGGAGGACTAAAAAATGCAAATTACAAGAGGAAGGAAGGCGCGGGCTCAAAAAGTAGTTATCTACGGCCCGGAAGGAATCGGAAAATCAACTTTTGCAGCACAATTTCCGGAGCCGGTATTCATTGATACAGAAGGCTCGACTGATAATATGGACGTTGCCCGTCTGGATAAGCCGACAAGCTGGGCAATGCTTAAGAACGAGATCGCGTTTATTAAGGCGAATTCAGACGCTTGCAAAACACTAGTCATTGACACGATTGATTGGGCGGAGCAGTTAGCTGTATCTTATGTTTGCTCACAACACCAAAAGAACGGAATCGAAGACTTTGGGTGGGGCAAGGGTTATACATACGTCCAAGAAGAAATCGGGCGCTTGTTAAATAGCTTGTCAGAGCTTGTCGATATTGGAATCAACGTTGTCTTAACTGCTCACGCTCAAATTAAGAAGTTCGAGCAACCGGACGAAATGGGAGCGTATGACCGATACGAACTAAAACTCGGACAAAAAACGAGCTCGAAAACAGCTCCGCTTGTAAAAGAGTGGGCGGATATGGTCCTATTCGCGAATTATAAGACGCTCGTTATGACGACGGACGACGGAAAGAAAAAAGCGCAAGGCGGAGAGCGTGTTATTTATACAAACCATCGCCCAGCATGGGACGCAAAGAACCGTCACGGATTGCCAGATCAATTACCGTTTGATTTTGGAAGTATCGCGCATATCTTTAACAACCCGGCACCAACACCACAAACACAAGCGGAAGTGCAACAAGCGCCAATCTCGGAAACATTAAACACAATCGCGGAAGAAATCAAACAAGAGCGCGAAAGTGCAAAACAACCGCAACCACAACCGAAAACAACCAGCTTATTACCACAAGCCCTTATCGACTTAATGACACCGCATAACGTGACAGAAAGCGAATTGCAAGACGTGGCATATATCCGCGGACACTTCCCGATGGGAACGCCTATCGAAAACTTCCCAAGCAATTATTGGGATATGATTGTGGCGAATTGGGACGCTACACTTGATGTTATTCAAAACCAAGTACGCACAACCCCTGAAATGCCATTTAACACTAACAACTTATAATTTTTTTGAAACAAAAGGAGAAAAACAAAATGACACAACAACAATTTAACAACCAAAACAACTTTGACCGCGAATATGACTGGAACGACACTATCCAAAAGGATTCGGAATTCGTCCTATTGCCTGAAGGCTTGTATTACTATACCGTTAAAAGCTATGACCGTGGACGTCACACACCGAACCCGCAAAATCCGGGCAAGTTACCAGCTTGCAACAAGGCAACAATTCACGTTTTAGTTGAAGCAAACGAGGGCGAAAAAGAACTCACGCACAATCTATTCTTGCATAGCTCAACCGAGGGAATGTTATCTGCATTCTTTGGATCAATCGGACAAAAACGTAAAGGTGAACCGCTTCGCATGGATTGGAACGCTATCATCGGCAAAGTTGGAGTATGTAAAGTAGGAATTCGCGAATACAACGGCAATAAATACAATGAAGTTAAGAGCATGATTTACGCGGAAGACGTGGACTATACGAAAGTTTTGAACGCGCAACCGGGGCAAGCAATGGCTGGATATCAACAACCACAACAAGGATTCCAACAACCAACGCAAGGATTCAATCCCGGGCAATTTTAAGGGGGTATAAATGGAATTACGGCCTTATCAACAAGAGGCGCGGGAAGCAGTTCGGAAGGAATGGACGGAAGGGCGAAAACGTACCCTTCTAGTCCTTCCAACTGGTACGGGGAAAACGGTCGTCTTTTCAAAAATTATTGAAGACCAAGTTAGAGAAGGAAAACGCGTCCTCGTACTTGCTCACCGCTCCGAATTGCTAGACCAAGCAAGCGATAAGCTCAAGACCGCGACGGGACTCGGTACGGCGCTAGAAAAAGCGGAGAATACCTCGATTGGTTCATGGTATCGAGTCGTTGTCGGTTCAGTTCAGACAATGCAGCGGGAGAAACGCTTGAGTCAATTCCCGCCTGATTGGTTCGATGTAATTGTGGTCGATGAAGCTCACCACGCAATTTCAGATGGCTATCAGAAAGTTTTAAGTCATTTTAAAGACTCGGAAGTTTTGGGAGTGACGGCTACACCGGACCGGGGAGATATGAAGAACCTTGGCTCATACTTCGACAGTCTAGCCTATGAATACTCATTAGTGCAAGCAATAAAAGATGGGTATCTATCCAAGATTAAAGCCTTAACAATTCCGATTGACCTTGACTTGTCGAGTGTTTCAATGTCTGCTGGAGATTTTAAAGCTAGCGACGTAGGAACGGCACTTGATCCATATCTGGTACAAATTGCGGATGAAATGGCTGAATATTGCAAGGATAGGAAAACAGTCGTCTTTCTTCCACTTGTGAAGACTAGCCAAAAATTCCGCGATATTTTGAACGAGCGGGGGTTTAAAGCTGCTGAAGTCAACGGTGAATCGAAAGACAGAGCGGAAGTGCTCGAGGACTTCGAGAAAGGACGTTATAACGTTCTATGTAACTCTATGCTTTTGACTGAAGGGTGGGATTGCCCTTCGGTTGATTGCGTGGTGGTATTAAGACCAACGAAAGTACGGGCGCTCTATTCGCAGATGGTGGGGCGTGGGACTCGTTTACATCCAGGCAAGGAAGAATTGCTCTTGCTTGACTTCCTTTGGCATACAGAACGCCACGAGCTATGTCGGCCAGCTCACCTAATTTGCGAAACTCCAGAAGTTGCTCAGAAAATGGTTGAGAATATGGAAGAGCAAACTGGTGTCATGCTTGACCTTGAAGATATGGAAGTTAAAGCAGCGGAAGACGTAGTTGCTCAACGTGAGGAAGCTTTGGCCAAACAATTGGAAGAAATGCGTAAGCGCAAGCGCAAGCTAGTAGATCCATTGCAATTTGAAATGTCTATCCACGCTGAAGACTTGTCAAATTACGTGCCAAACTTTGGATGGGAGATGGCACCGCCTAGCGATAAGCAAATCAAAGCGCTTGAAAAATATGGCATCTTTACTGACGAAGTAGGAAATGCAGGAAAAGCCAATCTCTTGTTAGATAGATTGCACAAACGACAATCAGAAGGCTTGACCACACCAAAGCAAATCCGTTTCCTGGAAGGTCGTGGCTTCAAAGATGTCGGTATGTGGCAATTTGACCACGCTAGAAATATGATTGATCGTATCGAAGCGAACGGATGGAGATTGCCTGTAGGCGTTCGACCGGCTGAATATGTGCCAAATTAATGAAGGAGAAAACAGTGGCAGAGAATGATTTTAACTTATTGCCGTTGCTGGATTACATCAATCCTGCCACGGTAGATTATCAAACATGGGTCAATATTGGTATGGCCCTTAAACATGAAGGATACACGGCATCTGATTGGGATAATTGGTCGCAAAACGATAGCCGATACAAGAAATTCGAATGCTTCAAGAAATGGGATACTTTCAATGAAGAAGCAGGAACGATTGTAACAGGCGCTACCATTACCCAGCTAGCAAAAGAAAACGGTTGGGTGTCGCAATCCGGCTACGATAGCGAGAATGCTCATGAATTAGGTTGGGCAGATACAATTGACCGTGATTATCGTGTCATTGATAAAGACTGGATCGAAGGGAAAGAAATCCACGAACCAACGGTTTGGAATCCTGTCCAGGAGATTATCAAATATCTTGAAACACTATTTGAAGCTAGCGAAAACGTTGGCTACGTTACTGAATGCTATCCAAAGACCGATGATGAAACGGGCGAGATTGTCAAATGGCTGCCAACTAAGGGAGCTTATGACCGCACTGCCGGGCAATTGATTGAAGCTCTTAGCAAATGTAACGGTGATATTGGAGCTGTCCTCGGTGATTACCACGAAGAAGCCGGTGCATGGGTGCGCTTTAACCCTATGGATGGCAAGGGTGCAAAAAATGAAAACGTGACAGATTTCAGATATGCCCTGGTTGAATCTGACAGTATGCCAATCGATAAGCAAAACGCAATTTACAAAGAACTTGAATTGCCGATTGTCGCTTTGGTCCACAGCGGAAACAAGTCGCTACACGCTATCGTTAAAGTAGATGCTAAGAACTACGAAGAATATCGCAATCGTGTTGATTACCTTTATAAGATTTGTCAAAAGAACGGAATCATCGTCGACACGCAGAACCGAAACCCAAGCAGACTATCGCGCATGCCAGGATTTATTCGCAATGGCCAAAAGCAATTCTTAGTGGACACAAATATTGGTAAGGCTGACTGGGATGAATGGTATCAATATATCGAAGACTTGAATGATGATTTGCCTGATCCTGAATCTCTTTCAGATAGCTGGGATAACTTGCCAGAGTTAGCTCCTGAGTTGATTAAAGGAGTTCTTCGCCAAGGTCACAAAATGCTGATTGCCGGACCGTCCAAGGCTGGTAAGTCATTCGCCTTGATCGAAATGTCAATTGCAATTGCAGAGGGCAAGAAGTGGCTCGGCTGGGATTGTAACCAAGGTCGTGTCCTCTATGTCAACCTGGAGCTAGACCGTCCGTCAGCCTTGCATCGCTTCCGTGATGTTTATCAAGCGATGGGATTGGCACCACAGAATATCAACAACATCGATATCTGGAATCTACGTGGAAAAACCGTACCGATGGACAAGCTAGCACCTAAGCTCATTCGTAGAGCTTTGAAAAAGAACTACATCGCAGTCATCATTGACCCGATTTACAAGGTGCTTACTGGCGACGAAAACAGCGCGGACCAGATGGCACACTTTACTAATCAATTCGATAAGGTGGCCACGGAACTTGGTTGCTCGGTCATCTACTGTCACCACCACTCGAAAGGCTCACAAGGTGGCAAGAAGTCCATGGACCGTGCTAGTGGTTCTGGTGTATTCGCTCGAGATCCTGATGCACTTATCGACTTAGTAGAGTTGGAAGTGTCTGAAGAATTACTAACGCAGCGTTTAAATCAAGCGACGTGCCAACTCTTCCAACGAGCACTACAAGAGCGAAATAACACTTATTACCAACAGAATGTCGGACTAGATGACCTATTGAGTCCTGCGCAGATGCGGACGCACTTCGAGAAAGGTATTCCTGATGTCATGGCTCGGGCTCCTTATGTAGACAGGCTCGAGGAAGTACGCAAGCAAATACAGATAGCTACTGCATGGCGCGTCGAAGGTACGCTTCGAGAGTTTGCCAAGTTCAATCCGGTGAATATGTGGTTCAGTTATCCAGTACATGCGCTTGATAAATCAGGAGTGCTAGCTGATATACAATTGGAAGATGATAAGCCAGGGTGGATGAAAGCTAAAGAAACTCGCAAAAAGAATGCGAAGGAAGACAAAAAGCAAAAGCTGAAAGAGTTTGACGAAGCAATCGAAAATGCGAAATTTGGCGAGCCGCCATCAAAAGAAGATGTAGCTGAGTATTTGGGAATTTCTGTAAAAACAGTTACTCGCAGATTGAATTCATCTAAAAAATACTGGTTCGACAAGAACTCAAATTCAATAAAAGAAAAAGGACAAGACCATAAAAACGTGGTTGTGTCCGAATAAGACAACACCATAAAATTATGGTTGTGTCTTTGTCTCGAAAAGGACAGACAAGACCATAAAAACGTGGTTGTGTCCAGGACAGCCACCTATATATTATATATATAGATAATGTCCTGTCGTCCATCATGTCCATACCTGTATAGACAGGGTTGCTTAAAACGCACCCTGTCATATACAAGGGTCATGGACTAAGCGCGAAATTTAAAAAAGAAAGGAAGTGCATTTTTAAAAATGTTAATTGAATTCTTTTTACCGATGGAAAAAATTCCGACAGCAACTCACCAGCAAAAAAAGGTAAACGTCCGAAATGGCAAACCGGTATTCTATGAGCCGGTGGAATTGCAAAATGCAAGAGCGAAATTTGAAGGCTTGCTAGCGCGACACGTTCCCCCGGATAAAATACAAGGCGCAATTCGTCTGACCGTCAAGTGGTGCTTCCCGATGATAAAAGGAACGTACGACGGGCAGTATAAAACGACGAAACCAGACACAGACAATTTACAGAAATTATTTAAAGATTGCATGACAAAAGTCGGCTATTGGAAAGACGACGCTCAAGTGGCTAGTGAAATTTCTGAAAAGTTCTGGGCGAAGATTGTCGGGATATATGTCAGAGTGGAGGAATGGAACGATGAATTACATACATTTCTTTAGCGTGGAAGTTCCGGAGTGGATGGCTAGAAGTAACCAGATGGCACAACTAGCCGGCTTCGGTTCTGACCGGTATTGGCATTGGGTGGCGTGCTCGATTGCTGAAATTTGTAAAAAGTACAATGATAACGATCTAGTCGTGCAACAGTTCGGACTCTTGTTTGAATGGTTAGAAGCGCAAGCGGAAGGAACGAAAACATGAAAAAAAAAACTTATTTTGAAATTTTAGAAGAAATAGAAAAACAAAAACATAGTGAATATACGTTGCAACTCGAACTTGGCGAAAAATGCTTGAACGCTATAAAGTCATTAGAAGAAGTTAAAGAAATAAAATCTGTTGAGAATTTAGTCAAATTTAACGGCAAAGATTACAATATTTCTATTTCTGAATGGAAAGGATTCAAAGATGGAATATGTGAAATATGACAACGAGCAGAAAAAACGCTTGAGGGAAAATCTGAAAAAATTTACAGAGGAACAAGGGCTCGAAAAAAAAGAATTGGCAGAAAAGCTCGGGTGGGCTTACAATACAGTTGTTTCATGGTTCAATGGTGATCGTTTACCGAGTCAATTCGGAATTGAAACTCTTTGCGATTTTTTTAAGGTGACAGACGTCGAATTGCTGGGCTCACCGATGAAAATCCGTACTTTTGCGTATTATCGAAAAGACGAGCTAACAGCAGTCGGGACTTTACAAGAAATTGCAGACCAGACCGGGGCGAAGATTCAGACGTTAAGAACCTTGATTGCTACAACGAAAAATGAAAAGAAGACACGGGGGACGTATATCATAGAGATTGAAGATGAAACGCGTTACACGGTCGAGTTTAAACAAACTTTTACGATCGATGAAATAAAAGCGAAAAATCTCGAGTGGTTACTGAATAACCCGATGGTGGAATTAAAGGAAGTGACGGAATGAAGTATAAAGTAACAGAATACAACTCAGATTTTCAAGAAGAACAAACGGGTACTTGTGATTTATGTTACGGAACAGACCTTGTCGAAGAAGGTTCTATAACAGTTGAGGACGAAAACGGGAATGAAACTGAAATTGTATTGTCCGCTTGGAATTGGGGTGATTTTGACACAATCTATATTGATAATGTGGTTAATTTCTCAGCTTGGTTGCAAGAAAGGGATGTTGAGCCGATTGAAGATTGTGACCCTTGGTCTTGGTTGCATGAATTGGTAGAGAAATATAATGAGGAGTTGGAAGATGAATAAACAGGAATTGATTGAAAAATACGAGTATTTGAACCATGACTGTTTCAGAAGGGTTGATACGTCTGAAGTTTTGAAAGATTTAAAACAACTATACGAACCGCAGAAAGTCGTAGTACCGCAGTTTGTGGCGGATTGGATTGAAGAATGTAAAGCAAAAAGGAAAAGTTTGCTTGGAGCTCTATTATACACGCCAGAGGGAGTCAATAGCTGGGTGGGTAACTCAGAAAACCAAGAAACATTCGCTCGTGCATGGCTTGACGGGTACGAGGTCGAGAAAGAACCAAAGTATACGGTTAGGGTGAAAGGAATAAATGGATATGGTCAATATCTTAATAAAGCTTCATCATCCAAAACATATTGTTTTGCATCAGAAATTGAAAAATATGGGTATAAAACAAAACACACCCGCAAAGAGTTAGAAGATGCTGGCTTTGGCTGGGTATTCGATTGCCCAGGGATTGAGATTAAGGAGGTAACGGAATGACAGTTGAAGAGTTTCTTCAATCATTATCATATCTTATGTGGGCTTCATATTGGTTTGTAGTTTTTTATAAGGTATTTAAAAATAATAAAAAAGATTGAGGAGGTGACAGAATGAACCTTACGACAAATAGCACAATTGAAGACTTAGTTTTGGCAATCGGAAAAATTATCGTTGAGTCTGACGGGAAAAACGACACAATGGTGTTGGATATACCCGAACAAAAATTTTACTTAGAAATTTCGGTTAAATTAAAAGAGGAGGTGGAGTGAATGAAAAGAAAAAACTATATTATTTTTATCAGGCATTTAAAATCAATAAAAGATTTAATAGATTTTTATGAATATATTGTAGACTCAAAAATTTGTGGAATTGCTATTTATTTATTTTTAATCATTTGTGCACCTTTTGTCGCTTTGTTATTACCGATCGCGTACATAGAGCATTGTATTTATAAAAAAAGATTTATTAGACAATGCGTTAAACACGACTGGTATTCAAAGGAATATCTTGAAGAGGTCATCGATATCAGAAAAGATGATTTCAAGGAGGTGGAGTGATGACAGATGTAAAAGATTTTATTCTAGCTATCAATAATTTAAAAATTGATATTATAAAAAACTCAGATAATCTAGACAGCTATGAGTTAGGAAATATCAAGAGCCATGCACGGGATTTATATGAGAGTCTTGTATGGCTGCAGTATGCGAAGGAAGAGGTTGGGTGAATGATTATTAAAGATTATAAATACGAAAATTCGACAGATGGGATTCATTACATAATTGATGTAGATGGTTATGAAGTTGAAATGCATCACACTAGAACAGAGTACGGCAGTGTGCAACATGATGACATAGAATATTTTTTGGATGAAATCGCCGAATACGATGTACAAGAAGCGGAATTGATTGAAGACTTTGTAAGACTTCAAAGTTATCTGTTAATGTATGGAGTTGGATTTACTCTTAAAAACGCTGAAGAGGTATAGTGATGGAAGAAATGAAAAGAGATTTTGCAGGTAAGTTGTACAGAAAAGCTTGTGAAATTGCAGAATTTTATGAAGAACAAATGGATAGTGAAGACGATAACGAGGTCTTTGATATTGAGGAGTGTTTAGTGGAGTTATGTCAGCTAGTTTTTGATGAAATGATTTTTTGTCAAGCGGCAGTGTCGAGAACATACTTCGCAACATTGCCAACAGACAATCCTCATATTATGAGTGAAGCAAGAAAAGAATTGCCTTTTAAACCAAAGCAGGAGATGGAAGAATGAAACGATTCTTAATTGGCTATGCCTTGCTTACTACTTGCTTGTTATTCATGCAACGGTCGATTATAGACGAGCAGCAGAAACCCTTACTTGTTTATCAAGCAGACAATCAAGGATCAGAAATAAAAGGGATTGTAAGCGGCAAGAAAAAAATAGGCAGCTTATACACGATAACAATAAATAATAATGTTTTTGTGGTAAATGAACAGAAATATCAAAAAATTAAAATCGGGGACGAGGTGAAGTTTTGAAAGTTTGGGTTGTGAGAAAATACTTGAAGACTACAAGGATGGAATATAATCAAACGTCACCATTTGAAGAAGTCGAATTTCAAACAAAAGAAGAAGCTATCGCTTATCGAGAAGCGCAAAAAAGAGGCGTTTTCGATATCTATCAAAAAGAATATTAAAAAGCTATATACTAGCTAGAAAGGTGGGAAGTTTGAGAATTGAAACACGATACGGTTATTTAATAGACGCGCTCAGACGCTATCCGTTCGATAAGGAAATAAAAGAACGTATCGAAGAAATTACTTTCCCGTATCAAAATTTTGATGAAAACTGGTATATCAAAAGTAAGACCGCAAAGAATACTCCCGAAGCCTTAAAAAATGTCATTATGAAAGAAAATGATCCCGAATTGATTCGACTTTATACGCTAACACAAGCGATTGAAGAATACAAGGCGGAATGCGGAAGCACGAATTGGGAAGCTATTCGAGCCCTTTATGTGACACGTTCAAAAAACGTGGAAGGGGTGGCACTCGAGCTCTTTATGTCAAAGAATTCGGTCTATCGTCATATTATTAAACCCTTCTTTGAAGGGCTAGAAAAGAAATATACAAGTATTTTTTTAAAAAGTCGCTAAAAGTTGGGAAAAATGCACGAAAAAAGGTGATAAAATTGTATTATCAGGAGAAAAACGAAAAAAGAACTTTTGAGGCGCGTTATCGCGCTTCTTACGCGGACGACAGGTTCATGGATTCCTTTGTATTTAATCGTTTTTTACCAAACAGAGAAAAGTAGTTGCATTATCTCCCATTAGTTTTTTAATTTATATTTTTAGGCGGTTCGATTCCGCCCGTCCGCTTTGACAAGGTTTTTCATGAGTTTTCCTTGTCACCTTTCCATTCTACTCGACAGCCCGAAAAGGGCTGTTTTTTATCGCTAAAAAAATACCAAAGAAAGGGGGTGCGTTGTGATGGGATGACGGAAAAACAACAGAAATTTGCAGATGAATATATCATTTCGCTCAATGCTACGCAAGCATATAAAAAGGCTTATCCAAGCGTTAAGAAGGACGCGGCAGCTCGAGCGAGTGCAAGCCAACTCCTAACAAACCCTAACGTAAAGGCTTATATAGACGAGCGGCTTGAGAAATTGAAGTCGGAACGTGTCGCGGATCAGCAAGAGGTCCTCGAATTCCTAACGGCCGTTATGCGTGGTGAAGTGACCGAGCCCCTTTTGGTTTTGGATGGCGAAGGCACTCAAAAAGTCGTGAGCGCCGTCCCAAACGTATCAACGCGAAGAAGTGCAGCAGTTGATCTTGGGAAACGATTCGGACTATTTGTCGATAAGCAAGAGATCACTCAACGGACAATTGAAATAAAAGTTGGTGAGTGGGATGACGACGACTAAACCAAGAATAAAAATAGAATTCAATTATCCGAGCCGGGTTTTTAATAAGCATATATACGACAAATTGACCGACTATGATACATTTACAGAGGTTCACTATGGCGGAGCTTCAAGCGGAAAAAGTCATGGTGTCATTCAAAAGGTAGTCTTTAAGGCTTGTCAAGATTGGAAACATCCACGCAAGGTTTTATTCTTGCGTAAGGTAGGTGCTACGGTTTATGACTCAATCTTTGAAGACGTGAAGCAGTGTTTAGAAAAATGGCAGTTATTAGATAAGTGCAAGATAAATAATTCAGCATATCGGATTGAGCTTCCAAACGGGGCTCAATTTATTTTTAAAGGGTTAGACAACCCGGAAAAAATCAAGTCCATCAAGGGTATTTCTGACGTAGTCATGGAAGAGGCTTCGGAATTTACGCTTGACGATTATACACAATTGACGCTACGCCTTCGGGATAAGAAACACAAGAAGAGACAAATCTTTTTAATGTTTAACCCGGTATCAAAAGTCAATTGGGTATATAATGCTTTTTTTGTTAAAACTCCAAAAAATACAGTCGTCTATCAGACAACATACAAGGATAACCGCTTTCTTGATGACACGGCGAAAGAGAATATCGAGGAGTTAGCAAGCCGGAACGAGGCTTATTACAAGATCTACGCGTTGGGTGAATTCGCGACGCTTGATAAGCTCGTTTTTCCAAGGTACGAGAAGCGTCTTCTTAACCCGTCCGAGTGGGATCACTTGCCCGCTTATTTCGGACTCGACTATGGATTTATCAACGATCCGAGCGCGTTCCTACACGTTCGAATAGACGATCAGATTCGAAAACTATACGTCGTTGAGGAATACGTCAGAAAAGGGCTTACGAATGACAAGATCGCAGAGGCTATCAAGTCCCTCGGATATGCGAAAGAGCCGATTCGAGCCG